TTTTAAAAAAGTTTTTTAAATTATTTTTTATTAGAGTAAAATCAAGATCAGACGATTTTATTTGTACTGCCATTTATCTTAGCCTCGCTAAATTTAAGTCAAGTGTTACTGTTTCACCTACACTTAATACTTCAAACGTTACACTAATTCTTACAGTGTTTTGGTCAGGTAATAAGTTAACATCTACGTCAATCACTTGAGCTCTAGGTTCGTGTAAATCTACAGCTTCAAAAATATTATCTGCAATAAATTGTTGATTATAAATATAATTTATTAAATCTTCATCTTCTTTATTAGCATGTAAATCTTCTTTATAAACAACAAGTCTGTCATTCATATCTGTTCTACCTGCAGTAATAAATCCGTTCGTAACTACTTTTTGAAAATCTGTTATTTGTAAATCTTGTGTTTCAAATAAAACACTATAGCTTTGAATCAGAAGTTCTGATATTCTATCTACTATCTGTTCTCGTGTCATCATAACCTATTTACCTCACTATTTTAAATTCAAAATCATCATCATAAATTACTTCTTGTCCATCGTTATAACGAATTTTTATTAATGTTTTATAAACTCTATCAGGATAAAAACCATCTAACCATTGTATAAAATAAGGACTTGTTGAATCACAACTCATTGTTGTATATGAACTAAATGGTACAATTGTTTCTCCTGTTGCAACATCTAGAATAGAATAACTACCACTACCTTCTGGTATATATGAACCACTTACGGTTTGTACTGATGTTGAAAAGCTTTTTTGTATATATTGTTTTCTTGTACCAAATCTAAATTTAACTTTTTCATTTTCTCTATACGCATTTCTAAAACTTTTTTGATAAACATAATTTTCAACTGCCCCACTCATTGTTAATGCAGTTAAACTACCTGTAGCATCACCAGTTGCAGCTGTATGGTCGTCCCATCTCACTTCAAGTTTAGGTGCATAAATTGTATTTGTTTGTTTTGAGAAAAATTTTAATTGTGCATGTGTACTACTATCTGTTTCTTGGCTACCACTAAATTTTAATAAAAACCCATAATTGGGAAAAATTGTTGAACCACTTGTAATCATTCTTGATACAATATCTGTAACATCCATATTAATATCAGGTGTTGTATATGAAAAAGATTGTGATGCTACATATTTTGTATCTACACCAGCTGCTTTTTTACTACCAGTAATAAAATGTCCTCCTAAAGATGTCCATGCAGTTGCTGTTCCACCATCTGGGTAAGTTCT